TCGTCGATTACTGGTTTCATCTTGTCCTTCCCATTCGTCTATCAAAACGGATGCGTCAGCCTGAATCTGCTTTGCAAGATTGACAACGCAATCCAGCTCCACTTTGAATCCAGCACATTGCTTTTGCAATTCGCTGACGTTTAATTGAATGCTGGTAATTGATTCTCCGACTTGTTGTGTCATGCAATAAGTGCCTTTTTCAATTGTGATTCTTTCATGTTGAAAATATCCTCAGAATTAAAGATCTTCTCAATCCACGGTCGAACCCATAGATAAGTCGTCCCGATTTTGGCGTTGCGCTCGATCAGGTTCTTGGTCGTGAGCTTCTCGTTGCCGTAAGACACCCAGATATGCGGAGTCACGTAGTGCGGCACGTACATCGCGTCACCCAAAAAGAATACCGGCTGCACGTCTGGGTGGAGCTTCTCATTGTCTTCGCCACGGTAGACAAACCGGCCATTAGTAAATTCCATCAACGCTCTCCACAGGTTTGCCAAGGGTTCTGAGTACTACGCAATATTCTGGCTCGCGATTGCTGGCACGACCATGAGCATCGAAATAAATGTATCGCTTGCGACTGGCGCCGTCAGTCTCGTCAATTCGCCGCCCGAGTCTGCCAACACGGAAGCCCTGACGCAGCTTTGCATCAATGTCTTTTGAGCTTAAATTAGGGAAATACTCGGCACATTGTTTTGACGTCATTGATCCATGATTGGCAATGATTTGTAGTGGATCTAATTTAATTTCCATTTTATTAAACCCTTTTTAAATCAAAACGGGATCGAATCGTCGTTTTCCTCGAAACTCGATGCGCGGCCCTGTGGCGCGTTTTTCATCCGAGCTGGTAGGGTAGCCTCACCTGCCTGTTGAAAGCCGCTCCTGTGCCCGTCTGGGTGCCTTTTCGGGCCATGATCGACCGCGGTGGTCGGTTCGCAAGCGTTTCCAATCGAAATCGCAGCGTACTGCATCCCGCTCGCAGCGGTTTTGATCGTCACGTCCAGCCAGTGCATCGAACCGTCTGGCAAGCAGATCCGGCCCTTGTAATCGGCGTGCCAATCCTCGACCTTTTTGTCATTCGGGAATGCAGCACCCTTGCCAGGTTTCTGCTCGTAATTGCCTTTGGCTGCGGTTGGTTTATTCATTTGATTCACTTTAGATTGTTTCTCAGGATTTGGTCGGTAACAACTTCGGATAAAAGCTCCTCCATTGTTTCAACCTCGGGTTGTTTGGCATGGACCCGTCTGCGAATAACGGATTCAATGCTCGTTTGCATTTGCGCTGACGTCATGTCCAGAGCAATTAGCTGATTTACCAGATTGCTGCTTATTTGTGCACCTTTTATTTTTTTCAAACCTCCTCTTATTTCTTTAGTAAAATTAAATATAGAGTCATTCATCTTAGTCATAGATCTCATCCTTAGATCTTAGTCTTAGCTCTCTAAGTCTTAGATCTTAGTCTTAGATCTTAGTCTTAGATCTCTACGCGCCCGCGTATATGAAGAAAAGTTATCCACAGGGTTATCCACAGGGTTATCCACAGATTTCAGGGTAGTTATCCACAGGTTATCCACAGGCTACTTTGTAGGGTTTTTTAGGCTGTTTTCGCGCTCTCTTTCAATTTCTTTTACGATCTCTTTCTCCTCTTTTGTATAATCTCTGAGCGGTTTACCAAATATATCCATTGCCCTGTAGGGCATCCGTTCCAACCGTCTTTTGGCTTCTAAGTTTGCGTTTTTGCTCACTTGATATTCTCCGACATCCAGACCGTGACGCTACCCTCTTCAGCGTATTTCTTGTTAACTTTTAAGTGCGTGACCTGGGCATCGTCCTCGTAAACCACTCCGTTCATTCCATCCAGAACGGTCTTGGCAATGTTGTCGACGTCTGGTCGTGATGGGTACACATCGCCATCTAACGCTGCCTGGCGCTTCGCTTTTGACCAGCTCAAGGGAATGCTCATTGATGCGTAAATGTAAACCGTCAGGGGCGTCGTAAGCGGTGCGTGGCCCTGCATCGCTTCGGCAGCTCGAGCTGCGATTAGTGACTCATAGTCTCGAGTGACAGCCGGTGTGTAGCTCCTGGGCTTGCCGCCCTGCGTGCTGAACCGTGGTCTGCCCTTGCCGACTGGTGGTCCAGGGATAACGAACTGTAAGGTCATCATTTCAGTAGATTCCATGCTGTTGCCGCCACTGCTGGTACTTGTCCATTGCCAATGGCTTTAAGTCTGTCCACCCGAGCGGCCACCCCATCAGCCACTCGACCCACATTGGGTTCAATTTTCCACCAACTGTTGTTGGGTCTGAGTGGGCCATTACGGTTTCTAAATTTGGAAAACGATCTCCTTGGTCTGTCAACGTAGCTGCCATTGCTGAACAACTGCGTGGAGTCGGCCATTTCGCTTGAATTTCCGGATTGCTGAGGCTGAAGTTCACGCCGCCCTTGGCTTTCCAAGATTCGCTTGTTTTCTTTGTTATGTGATCTGATGCTTGTGGCGTTGGTAGATTTTCCAACAATCCAGATCCGGTCCCTTTTGTGTGGCGCACCAACGGCTGCTGCTGATACGACGCCCCATCGTGCATTGAACCCCATCTCGGCCAAGTCCCCAAGAACCCTATGGAGTCCTCGAGAAGTGAGCATTGGGGAGTTTTCCACGTAGACGTATCTGGGTCGTACCTCGCCAATAATTCTCGCCATGTGACCCCACATTCCCGATCGGGTTCCTTCGATGCCTGCGCCCTTTCCAGCGGCAGAAATGTCCTGACAGGGAAATCCTCCAGATATGACGTCAACACGTCCCGCCCAAGGTTTTCCGTCAAAGGTTTGAACGTCATCCCAAATCGGGAAAGGCGGGAGAATGCCGTCATTCTGTCGGGCGGCAAGTACGCAAGCTGCGTAGGGTTCCCACTCAACGGCGCAGACAGTTCGCCATCCGAGGAGGTGCCCCCCGAGTATTCCTCCACCAGCGCCTGCGAAAAGAGCCAACTCATTCATTACATCTCCGTAGAACGAACGGCAGATGATGCCCGAAGTCGATGAGCTTGTGGAGAAAATTTGTACTAGGGTTTGTCCCTAGAAAAAAAGTTGGTCTGACCTCTTGATCTGGTTGTCAACCATAGGTAGAGTGACGGTCATGCGCTGCACGTCGTGGCGCAAAACCAAGGAGCAACCAAGATGAACAACTGGAACAACCCTCTCGAAACGTGGCTCGGATCTGGCAAATTCGACAGCAAACAACGCGAGATCGGCTACATCGTCGGCCTTAACGACAACGGAACCGAGTTCGCTGCCTGGGTCCAAAACGGTCGCATGATCGGTCGTGACTTTAAAGACTTCGGCGTTACCCAACGCAGCAAAACTTTTGCAAGCCAACAAGAAGCTACTTCTTGGGCGTACAAGACCGCTAAAGAACGCATCGCAAACCTGTAAACCAACCGGGGGGCTTCGGCCCCCAACCAAGGAGCATCATGAAAATCATATTCACCAGAAAAGAAATCGAGGCAATCATCCTCGCTCACGTTCACCGCGAGGTTTACGAAGAATTCTCTAGCGAGATGCGCTTCGACCGTTACGACGACGAAAATTTTGTCACCATCAAATCAATCGAACCAACCCCCGAGGAGCCAAGCAATGAAACCTGAACACGATTCCAATCTGACGATCCTGTTGGCGTCAATCGCTGTCGGCGCAATGTCGGCAATCTGTTTGTTTCTTGCTCTCTCTGGAGGTCTGTAATGGTCGGCAAAGTAACCCCCAACACAATGCTCTCGGCATCCCGCGTCCCAGCCCTGCTGGGCCACTCAAAGTACGAGACGCCCAATGGTGTCCTTACGAGCGTGCTAAACGCCTTACAGGACGTTTCAGAGCATTTTGAGACCAACGAGGCAATGCACTGGGGCAACCTGCTTGAAGTGCCGCTTCTGCTTGAGGCAAGCGCCCGTCTGGGTCTGTCACACTTAGTGTTAGACAATCCGAAACCGTACTTTCATCCTGACGCGCCGATTGCCTGTTCGCTCGATGGCCAGGGAGACGGCAACGGTCTGGTTGTGACGGACAACCCTGACGCTGGTGTTTATGTTGTCGGCGCCGAGTCAATCACGCTGGATGGCGTCGGCGTGCTCGAGGCAAAGGTAACCAGCGTTTATCCCGAGGATTACCCATCGCTCAGCCGTGGTCCGCTCCAGCTCCAGGCGCAGATGGATATTACCGGCGCCAAGTGGGGAGCTGTCTGCGTCTTGTATCAAGGCACCGAGCTGCGCATCTTCCTGTTTGCTCCTCATGAGGAGACGCAGGCGTTGATCCGAGCCAAAGCGCGAGAGTTTGAAACCAAGCTCACGCATTGGACAGAGACTGGTGAAGTTGAGTGGTACGACCCTGCCACTCCCAAAGAGTACGACAAAAAATGGCCAGGCGATCCAAACCTTGACAGCGTTGATCTTGGCGATTGGGGAGCAACGCTGGCCGAGCGGATTGTCAAGGCCAAGCAGGAAATCAAAACGCTTGAAACCACAATCGCCGACAGCGAGAAAGAACTTAAGGAAATGCTTGGCAACGCAACCAAAGCGCACGCCGAAGAGTTTTTAATTTCCTGGCCGATCCGTAACTACCAAGCGCAACCTGCAAAGACTGTACCCGCTAAACCAGCGTATTCCATTCGTCAAGATTCTGTGACCGTAAAGGTGAAGAAATGAACGTCTACAAGAAACTGACCCAAGCCAGGTTAAAGCTGCTGTCGGCAGAAATGAAAAAGTCTGGCCACAACAAGTTTGCCGGCTATCACTATTTTGAGCTGGGAGACTTCATTCCGGCGATCCACAAAATTTTTGATGAGCTTGGATTGTGCGGGATTTTTACGTTTGAGCATTCAAGCGCAACGCTGACGATCCACGACACCGATGGTAGTGGCTCGATTGTGTTCTCAAGCCCTGTCGTCTCTGCGACCAAAGTCGAAAAAGATGGAACGCAAAAACCAGAGTCGATTCAAGACATGGGTGGAAAGCACACATATTATCGACGCTACCTTTGGCTAATGGCTCTTGAGATCACCGAGCATGACTCGATTGACGCCGGTGACAACGCAGATCGCAGACAAGACAAGCCAGAAGGCAAGCCAGCAAACCCTTTGGATGCGGTAGCACCCAAAACGCCGCCAAAGCCCACCGAACCGCCGCCAGACGTGATTGAGTTTGAGGATGGAGCTGGTGGCACCTGGGCGCTGCGCGTCCCTAACGAAGCCAAGCCACGCTCGATGAGCGCTGATGAAGCTGCATGGGTTGTGGAGTTCAACAACCTGGCTGACGCGGTGATGAAGGCCGGCAAGATGCCGCCAGCAGATCGCATCGCCAAGCTCAAATTGCTTAGAACCGAGAACGATCATTCAATCAACCGGCTGTCGATGGTGGAGCGTGCTAGGTTCCTGCAGACATTTTCAGCACGGATTGGCGCTCTTGATGCGCTTATGAAAGCAGCAGCATGAGGATGGCTCAGATCCGATTATTGGACGCAATCGGTGGGCTTGAGAAATCCTTGGGCCGGTTGCCGTCCATGAATGAAATCGCCAGGGTTCTGGGCTGCACCCCCCAGAACGTCCACAAAATGATTAAACGAATGAGGAGCAAGAATGAAACGGTGTCCTCCCTGCCACGGGAATTGCAATCAGGGTCGAAACTGTCCAAACAGGAGCAAAAATGATTAATAGAGAAGACATTATCCGCATGGCGCTCGATGCAAACTTGCCGTCGTGTCACTTAACACACCCCAAAGCGCTGGAACGCTTCGCCGCCCTTGTCGCCGCGCATGAGCGCGAGGCGTGTGCTCGCATGGCCGAGGCATTTCATCAACACGGCT